ACCCCTGCTTATGTTGATGTGATTATTGCTCGTTGGGAGAAACTTACAGGGTTGACTGCGGAACTTGTTGAGGGGTAGTTATGCCTGCTGGTAGGCCTTCTAAGCCTGTTGAGGTGAAACGCAAGTTAGGTAATCCTGGTCAGCGTAAGTTGCCTAATCAAAATGAGATTCAAATGTTTGAGCCTGCGGTTAGTGTGCCTGAACCTCATCGGCCTTTGTTGAAGCCTGGTCGTGAGTTTTGGGATCGGGTTTGGGGTGTTGGTTTGTCTTGGATTAGCCCTAATACCGATGTTGAGTTGTTGTTGATGACTTGTGAGCTGATTGATGAGCGTTGGAATTTGCGTGTCAGGGTTATGCAGTCTGGTGATTGGCGGGAGAGGCGGGGTTTGCGTGATTTGGATGCGCGTATTGTGTCTAATTTGAGTTTGTTGGGGTTTACTCCTGCGGATCGTTCTAAGTTGGGTGTTGCTGAGGTGAAGGCTATAAGTAAGATGGAGCAGTTGAAGCGTAGGCAGGTTGAGCGTGAACAATCTAAATAGTTCTTGGCCTCCGGCTTTGTTGACTCCTAATAGTTATGAGTTTGGGTCGCGTGGTGATGATGCGATTGATTTTATAAATACTTTTGTTACTTTGACTAAGGACAGTATTGCGGGTAAGGCTGGTGAGCCGATTAGGTTGCGTGGCTGGCAGGAGCAGTTGTTGCGGGATACTTTGGTTTTGGATGAGCGTGGGTTGTTTCAAAAGCGCACTGCTGTTTGGGCTATGGCAAGGAAAAACGGTAAGTCTAGTTTGATTACAGGGCTTGGGCTTTGGTTTTTGTTTAACGGTGATGAGGGTGGTGAAGTTTATAGTTGTGCAGCTGAGAAGGAGCAGGCTCGTATTACTTTTGGTGATGCTCGTAAGTTGATTGAGCGTGAACCTGAATTGGCTGCTATGTGCAACATTTATCGGGATGTTATTGAAGTGCCTTCTACGGGTAGTATTTGGCGTGTTTTGTCGGCTGAAGCGTATTCTAAGGAAGGTTTGAACCCTAGTGCAGTGATTATGGATGAGATCCATGCGTTGCCTAATCGTGAGTTGTGGGATGTTATGCAGTTGGCGATGGGTTCTAGGCCTCAACCGATTATGTTGGGGGTTACGACTTGTGGCGTGAAAAGCGATGTTACAGGACAAGATAGCACTGCTTACCAGTTGTATCAGTATGGGCAGAAGGTTGCTAAGGGTGAGGTTGTTGACCCTAGTTTTTATATGGCTTGGTGGGAAGCACCATTGGATGCTGATCATAGGTTGGAAAGCACTTGGATGCTAGCTAATCCTGGTTATGGGGATTTGAACAGTAAAGAGGATTTTGAGAGTGTTGTGAAAAGGACACCGGAGGCTGAGTTTAGAACTAAGCGTTGTAATCAGTGGGTTAGTTCTAAGACTGCTTGGTTGCCTGCTGGTGTTTGGGATGGGTTGCAGGCTGATGTTGAGGTGTCTAGGGATGCTGAGTTGGTGTTGGGTGTTGATGGTTCGTTTTCGGGTGATACGACTGCGATTGTTGCGGTTACTGTTCCTAAGAGTGCAGATGAGAAGCCGCATGTTTGGTTGGTGAAGGCTTGGGAGAAGCAACCTAATGATCCTGATGATTGGCGGGTGGACACTATTGAGGTTGAGGACACTATTCGCATGTTTTGTCAGGAGTATAGGTTTGTGAAGGAGATTGCGTTTGACCCTTTTAGGTGGCAGCGTAGCATGCAGGTTTTGATGGATGATGGTTTGCCTATTGTGGAGTTTCCGTCTACTTCTGCTAGGCGTATGATTCCAGCCTGCCAAAAGGTTTACGATAGCGTGACTGAAGGCACTTTGACTCATAGTGGTGATCCGTTGTTGTCTAGGCATATTGATAACTGTGTTTTGAAGGTTGATAATTTGGGTGCGCGTATTGTGAAGGAGTCGCGGGCTTCGTCTAGGCGTATTGATGCTGCGGTGGCGTTTGTTATCGCTTATGACCGTGCTACAAGTAAACTAAATAATGATGTTGTTCCTGAGTTTTTTGTGTTCTAAGGGTTGAGTTTGATTTCTACGATTTTGCAGGCTGTTGGGGTTGCTGTTGTTGCTTTTGGGGTTGGCTTGATGTTTGTTCCTGCTGGTTTGGTTGTGGCTGGTGTTGGGGTTTTGTTGTTTGGTTTGGCTTTAGAGAGAAGCGGTAAATAATGTTAGGCAATTTGTTTGATGGTGAGTCTAGGGCTATAAGTTTTCAAAGCATTTGGGGTGCAGGTGATTTGACGAGTTATGAAACTCAGTCAGCTGCGTTTGTTGACTATAACTCTAGTTTGCAGGTGAACGCTGTTTGGGCTTGTGTGTCGTTGATCAGTGACACGATTTCTAGTTTGCCTGTTGATACTTATATTCGGCGTGATGGTATTGCTTACCCTTATCGGCCTAAACCGTCTTGGGTTACTAAACCTGATGTGATGATTCCTAGTATCGCGTTTTGGCAGCAATGCATGATTAGTTTGTTGATTGATGGTAATGCGTTTGTGCGCCTGTTTAGGGATAGCCAGAATGAGATTATTAACATGATGGTTTTGAACCCTAAAGCTGTGACTATTCAGCGTAATAGTGTTGGGCAGAAGTTGTTTAGTTATACCGGTGAGCATGGTAAAACTTTGTCTACTGATGATGTGTTGCATGTTGTTGGTAGCGTGTTGATGCCTGGTGAGTTGCGTGGTAAGTCCCCTGTTGATACTTTGAAAGAGAACATTGGTTTGGCGATTAGCTTGGAGGGGTTTGCGGCTAGGTTCTTTGGTCAGGGAACTCAAACTACTGGTGTTATTGAGTATCCTGGTGCGTTGACTTTGGAACAAGCAGAGAATTTATCTAAATCGTTTGATAACGCTCATAAGGGTTTCCGTAAGGCACATAAGACTGGTGTATTATCGGGTGGAGCTAAGTTTGTTGCTACTCAGGTTGCTAATGATCAGGCGCAAATGTTGGATTCTAGGCGTTTGGCGGTTGAGGATATTGCTAGGGCGTATCGTGTGCCTCTAAACATGATTGGTTTGAATGAGCGTGGCGGGCAGAGTTATAACAGTAATGAGCAGAACGCTATTTCGTTTGTTGTTCATACGCTTAGACCCTGGCTCGCTAAGTTAGAGGATGCGTTTAGCACTTTACTGAAAGATACTGCCTATATTGCTTTCAGCACGGATGAGTTGTTGCGTGGTGATTATGCTACGCGTATTGAGGGTTACGCTAAGTTGTTGCAGAACGGTGTTTTGAGTGTCAATGAGGTTAGGCGTAAAGAGAACATGCGGCCTATTGAGAATGGCGATAAGGTTCGTGTGCCTCTAACGAATGTTGATATTAATGCTGCTAATTTGGTTGAGGATGAAACTAAGGTTGATATGGCGCAGAAGTTGATTGCGCTTGGTTTTGTTCCTGAGGATGTTTTGAAGTCGCTTGGTTTAGCTCCTATTGCTCATACAGGTTTGCCTAGTGTGCAGTTGCAGAATCCTACGACTGTTCCTGATGGTAGTTATGAAACAGGTGAATGATGCCTTATTTTATTAAGCAAACAAGCGCAGGTTGGGACACTGTTAAGGATGACGGTGAAGTTTTAGGGAAGCATAAGACTAAGGCGCAGGCGATTGCGCAGATGGTTGCTGTTTCTTTGAGTGAGGGTATTGCTCCTGGTGGAGAGTTGAAGCGGGCTGTTGACGCTGGATCGTATTCACCGCCGGAGGGTGTTGCTGTTGCAGCTAAAAGGGCTTTAAGGTGGATTAGTAAAGGGTTTGCGGGTTCTGGTTTTACTGCTGTTGGTAGGGCTAGGGCTGTTCAATTGGCTTCGGGTAACGCTGTTTCAGCCGATACGGTCAACCGTATGATCAGTTATTTTGCTCGCCATGAAGTTGATAAGCAGGCTACTGGTTTTAATTCTGGTGAGGATGGTTTCCCTAGTGCTGGTCGTGTTGCGTGGGATGCGTGGGGTGGCGATGCAGGTCAGTCGTGGGTGAATGGTTTGAATGAGTCGCAAAATCGTAGTGATGGTGTTTTGGTAGATAAAATTGATGTTAGACAAATGGAAGGTGTTGTTTTGACTGAGTTGCAGGATAAGGCTTACAGTTTGAAGGGTGACGCTTTGGAAACTATTGCGAAACTTGCTGAAACTGTTTATGAGTTGTGTGAACTGGTTGACGAGTTAGCTGTAACTAACCCTGAACTGCCTGTTGAAGGTGAAGTTGTGCCTGAAGCGCCTGAAGTTGAGTTGGAGGTTGATTCGGCTCGTTATGTTGATCCGTCTAAGGTTGTTGAGTTGCATGAGCGTGGTGAGCGTGTAACTAAAGGTTTGGAATGCAGGCAGTATGTTCAAGACTTGGAAATTAGAACTAACGAAAATGGCGGTAAAACTTTACGCGGCTATGCAGCAGTATTCAATTCGCCTAGTCAACCATTACCGTTTATTGAAACTATACAGCCTGGTGCTTTCAGGGACAGCCTAAACAGTCGCAACGACATCAAACTGCTATGGAATCATGACACTGGTATTGTTTTGGGTTCAACTAGGGCAGGCACTTTAAGATTGGGTGAGGATGCTAAAGGCCTTTACTTAGATGCTGATTTGCCAGATACAACCGCAGCGAGAGATGCAGCGATTAGCATTGAACGCGGGGATGTAACCGGATTTAGTTTTGGTTTCCGTGTGCCTGTTGGTGGCGATGAATGGCCTTCAGCTTCTCAGCGTATTCTAAAGCGTGTCAACATTCACGAAGTAAGCATAACAGCGTTTCCAGCCTATTTGGGGACTGAGGGAAGTGCTAGTGTTAGAAGCGTGAGTGAACTCGTAGATAAGATTGCTAAACTTGCTGAGTTGCGTGGCGTTAGTGCAGAGGAATTGACTGAGGCTTTGCTGGCTTTAGAAGCTGGTCAGGAACTTAGTGAGCGTCAGGGTGAGTTGTTGACTGAAACTTTGTCTAAGGTTTTGGCTAAGGATGAGCAGGTTACCAATGTTGCTGGCTTGCTTGATCTAAAGAAGTCTAAACTTGACCTGTTGATGAAACGGGTATAAACTGACTTCACTGGTTTCCTTTGGCCAGAATAAAAAAATGAGCTAATTCTTTTCCCCTGCCAAAAGCAGGGGTTTTTGTTTTGTGTATCCGTATAGTGTATAGAATTATTTTGTAGGTGCGTTTATCCCCTGCGTGAGTTGCGTGTTTATCCCTTCTCAAAAAATCCCTTATTTATTTATAGTCTTGAAAGGACTAAACCTATGAGCGAATTTCTCGCAAAGCAGGTTGATGCTAAGAACAAGGCGTGGCATGAAGCTAAGGCTCTCATTGATTCAGTTGAGGCTCGCGGTGGCGAGTGGACTGGTGAGGATGAGGCTAAGTATGCTACTCTAACTGCTGACATCAACAAGCGTAATGAACTAATTGAGCTTGAGAAGCGTGAGGCAGCTACTGCCGAAGCTATTCAGGCTGCTGCTGTCAACTTCAAAGACGCTTCCGTAAGCGACGATGAGGCTGACATTCTCCGTAAGATTGCTAGAGGTGAACAGCGTGGCTACGAATTCCGTATCACCGGTTCATCAACTGGCGCACCTGTCCCAACCTCGTTCTACAACGAGATTGTAAAGGTTGCTCGTCTAGTAAACCCTCTACTTGACTATGCGACTGTATTGAACACTGCCTCTGGTGAGAACCAACAAATTCCATCTCAGGCTGGTTTCTCTACTGCAACTATCGTAGGTCAAGGTGTTTCTATCGGCACTAGCGAACCTACATTCAACGCATTCAAAACTCTAGGAGCATTCAAATTCAGCGCAATCAGCCAGCTGTCTAGGGAACTGATTTTAGACTCCGGCGTTGACATTATTGGCTTCCTTGCTGAACAGTTTGGAAACGCTTTTGCCTTCGGTATCGGTGACAAGATTGTTAACGGAACCGGCACGGTGGAACCGCAAGGGTTCTTAACTGAAGCCGGCACCGGAGTGACCGGAGCTACCGGAACTGTTGGTGCGTTCACTGCGGACAATGTTATTGACCTTGTTTACAGCCTTGACGGTTCACTTCGTAAGCTCCCATCATTTGCGTTGCTAGCAAACAGCACTTCTATTGCTGCGCTTCGTAAACTAAAGGACACTTACGGTCAATACCTATTCCAAATCAGCGACCGTGCTGACCGTGCCGACCTAGTTTTGGGTGTTCCAGTTATTGAAACCCCTGCTATGCCTTCACCTGGAACTGGTGTTCGTTCCCTAGCTGTTGGTGACCTAAAGTCGCTATACATCCGCAACGCTGGTGGTTTGGCTGTTGACAGAAGCGATGACTACGCTTTCGGCAACGACCTAAGCACTTGGCGTGCAACTTGGAGATTGGACTCAAGACTGATCCAAACTTCAAACATCAAGGTATTCCGTGGAGGAACTGCCTAATAGCTGACTGCTAAGATTTCACCCCCATTCTGGCTGCGTAGGGCTGGTTTGGGGGTGTTTTCTTATAGGCTAGGGCTATGACTAAATCTGCTATTTCTTGGTATTCAAATTCGTTGAATCAACCTACCGGCTACGGAACACAAAGCAAACAGGTTATCTCTAGGCTTGTTCGGGCTGGCCATAAGGTTGCTATGTTGTCTAATTATGGTTGTGAAGGGGTGAATCAGCAGATTGAAACTGGGTTCGGCAAGATACCGCATTATGCGCGTGGAATGAATCAGTATTCAACTGATGTGTTACCGCTAAATCATGCTCACTGGAGCGCAGAGAATCCAGGTTTACCTAATTTTTTGATTACCCTTTACGATGTTTGGGTTTTGGATAATCCTGCTTTAGACAGTATTCCTATTGCTTCGTGGGTTCCTGTTGATCATCAGCCTGCTCCACCTAAAGTGTTGGATTGGTTAAAGAAGCCTAATGTGTTGCCTGTTGCTATGTCGCAGTTTGGTAAGCAGATGATTGAGAATGCAGGGCTTGAAGCTGAGTATGTTCCTCATGCTGTTGAAACAAGTATTTTTAGGCCGTCAACAAAGATGAGTGATGGTGGGGATAGTGTTGAGTTTGTTGGTGGTAAAGATAAGTTTGTTGTTGGCATGAATTTCGCTAACAAGGCTGGTGGGTTTATTCATCGTAAGGCTGTTGCCGAGAACTTTTTGGCGTTTGCTTTGTTTGCTTCTAAGCATGATGATGTGTTGCTTTATATTCATAGTGAACCGTTTGGGAAGCAGTCGGGTTTTCAGTTGCCTAACATTTTGCAGGCTTGCGGTGTAGCTCCAGATAAAGTCAAGTTCGTCGATCCAATTCAATATTCTTACGGAATAGAACAGAGGGATTTGGCGGCTATCTATTCTGCTTGGGATGTCGGCTTGTTTTGTAACTATGGTGAAGGGTTTGGTATTCCACAGTTAGAGGCACAAAGTTGCGGGATTCCCATCGTCACTTCTAACTTTGCCGCTTCAGCAGAGCTTGCAGGGCCAGATAGTTTCCTTGTGAATGGGCAACCGTTTTGGGATGCCGGTCAGCATGCTTGGTTTAATGTGCCTCATGTTCAGGGTATTGCGGATGCTTTGGAGCAGGCTTATCAGCGTGGCAAGAAGTCGTTTCCTGATACTTTGGCGTTTGCTAAACAGTATGATGCCGATAAGGTTTTTGATGAATTGTGGAAACCGTTGATCGCTAAATTGAGTGCTAAATAATGAAACTTATTGTGCCTGTTTTGAACAGGTTTGATTTGTTGACGCGCATGGTGAACAGTGTTGATGTTGAGGCTACTGTTTATGTGATAAATAATTCTGGTGTTAGACAAGATTTTGTTTACGATAATGCGTTAGTGAAAATGCATTGGGTTGATTTGCCTAGTAATCTTGGTGTTGCTTCGTCTTGGAATTTGGGTATCAAAATGTTGCCTTTTGAGTCGCGTTGGTTTATCACTTCTGCTGATACTTGTTTTGCGCCTGGTGATTTGAGTTTGCTGGATTCTGCTAGGGATGATGCTGTTTCGTTGTGTAGTGTGTTTCCTTATTGGCAGACTTTTGCTGTTGGGCAGAGGGTTGTTGAGCAGGTGGGTTTGTTTGATGAGGGGTTGCATCCTATTTATTTTGAGGATAACGATTATGAGCGTAGGGTCGCTAACGCTGGTTTGCCGATAGTGAAGTTGGATTTAGCGTTGACTCACGATAATAGTTCTACGATCAACAGCAACATTAGGTTTGGGGCTAGGAATAATGTCACTTTTGTTGATAATCAAAAGTATTTTGCAGCTAAGGTTGAGGCAGATAATTTTGGGCAGGGTGTTTGGAGTTTGTTGAGGAGGCGTAATAATTCGTGGGATTAGTGGTTATTACTGGTGTTGCAGGTTTTTTGGGTAGTCATCTTGCTGACTATTATTTGGATGCTGGCTGGCAGGTTCGGGGTGTAGATAATCTTATTGGCGGTAGTCATGAGAATGTGCCTGAAGGTGTAGAGTTTTTTGAATACGATTTGCTGAATTTAGATTCTATAAAACCTGTTTTTGAGGGTGCTGATTTGGTTATTCATGCGGCTTGCACCGCTTATGAGGGTTTGAGTGTTTTTAGTCCTAGCTTGGTGGTTGCTAATACGATGCAGATTAGTGTGAACGCTATGACTGCGGCTATTCAAAATAGAGTGCCTAAGTTTGTTTACATGTCCTCTATGGCTCGTTATGGCGATAATGGGGGTGTGCAGTTTGATGAGAGTTTGACTTGTAAACCGCAAGACCCTTATGGGATTAGTAAGAAGGCTGCTGAGGATGTTTTGCGTAATCTTGCTGAGGTGCATGGTGTTGAGTTGGTTATTCTTGTGCCTCATAACATTGTTGGGGCTAGACAAAAGTTTGATGATCCGTTTAGGAATGTGGCTAGCATTATGACTAACCGTATGTTGCAGGGTAAGCAACCTATTATTTATGGTGATGGTAGTCAGCAAAGGTGTTTTAGTTTTATTCAGGATGTTGTGAAACCTATTGTTGTTGCGGCAGAGTTACCGGAGGCGGTGGGTGAGGTTATCAATATTGGGCCTGATGAGTCGCCTATAACTATTTTGGAGTTGGCGCAGGAGTTAGCTGACATTATTGGTTTTGATCTTGACCCGATTTTTATGCCTGGTAGGCCGCAGGAGGTTCATGTTGCGTTGTGTTCTAGCGATAAGGCTAGACGGTTGTTGGGGTATGAAACTACTGTTGGTTTGCGTGAGGGTTTGACTGAGTTGGTTGAGTGGATTAGGCCGCGTGTGAAAGAGTTTGAGTATCATTTGCCGATTGAGATTATGTCGCATAAGACACCTAAGACTTGGTTGAATAGGCTTATCTAGGCTGGCGGTAAACTAGTAGTTGACTGAAAGAGGTTTATTTTGGCTATAACTAATGGTTATTGCACTTTGGCTGATGTGAAGGCTGCGTTGCGGGTCACTGATACGCTTGATGATTTGTTGCTTGAGAATGCTATAAATAGTGCTTCGCGTATGATTGACCAGTATTGTAACCGTAATTTTTATTCGGGTGTTGCTGGTGAGGTTAGGTTGTATAAAGCTAACGATGGTTTTACGGTGAACATTGATGATGCTCAAACTATTACGCTTGTTGAAACTGCTGCTACTGATCCGCTTGTGTTTGATACGACTTGGGATAGTGATGATTGGCAGGCTTTACCTGCTAACAGGTGGGCTAATGGTGCTTACTACCCGATAACTGGTATTACTGCTACCGATAATTATTTGTTCCCTGTTTGGGCTGACATGGCTTTGGTGCGTGTCACAGGCACTTTTGGTTGGCCTAGCGTTCCTGAACCTATAAAGTTTGCGAGTATTATCCAGGCTTCAAGATTATTTAAAAGGCTTGAATCGCCTTTGGGTGTTGCAGGTATCAGCGACATAGGTATTATGCGTGTTGGAGCTAACATTGACGGTGATGTGGCTCAACTCTGTAATCCTTATCGTTTGTTGCGGACTGGTGCATAGTGGCTATAAGTGATTTGAGGCAGGGGCTTGTAGATAATCTGCAAACTATCCCTAATCTGCGTGTCTATGCGACTTTGCCTGATGTTGTGAACCCTCCTGCCGCTTTGATTACTTTAGATAAGATCACCTATAACCGGCAAATGCAGTCAGGGATGAGTGAATACGATTTTAAGGTTTCTGTCGTGTTGGGGCGTGTTAGTGAGCGTGTTGCGCAACAGAATTTAGATTTGCTGGTTGCTCCTTCAGGTGACTCAGTAAAGGCTGCTATTGAAAGCGATAAGACTTTAGGTGGGAACGCGTTTGATGTGTTTGTGCCTGAACTGTCGGCTTACGGAGCAGTAAACATCAACGGTATAGACTATTTGAGTGCCGAGTTTTCGGTTCAAGTTTTCGCAAGATAAGGAAAATTTATGGCGATTTTTGTTGCAACAGATTTCAATGTGAGCATCAACGGTTCAACTGCTTTGGCTTCGTATCTAACGCAGGTTGAGTTGAAGGCTACTGCTACGGATGTTACGACTACTGCTTTTGGTTCAACTTGGGTTACTAGAGTTGCAGGGCTAAAAGAGGGTTCTCTAACATTGACTTTCAATCAGGATTATGCTCCTTCTACGGTTGATGCTACTTTGTGGCCTTTGCTTGGTTCTCAGGCTACGGTTGTTATCAAACCTACTTCTAGTGCTACCGGTAGTGCCAATCCGGCCTATACAGCCATAGCGGTTGTTACCGATCTAACCCCCGTGAGTGGGCAGGTCGGGGACTTGGCTACGCTAAGTATCACCTGGCCGACAACAGGTGCTATCTCTAGGGCCGTATCGTAATGAATCAAATTACCCTACGCATTCATTTGACTGATGGCACAGTGTTAGAACTTGACACTAAAGCTAGCGACATAATCAAATGGGAAACCTATTTTGATTTGAGCATAGACAAACTTGAGAAGTTTACTCATCTGCTTTATCTTGCATGGTTGACTGCTAAACGCAACAGTAAGACTTCTAGCGAGTTTGAGGTTTGGTGTGACCTTGTAAAAAGCGTTGAGGTGGATGACCCAAAAGGATAAAACCTTTAGGGGTTGACTCTCATCATTGGTTGATAGCGAACCTAGCTGTTGCTACTGGTATTGCTCCTAGCGTGTTGCTTCAGGAAACTGATCGTATGTTGAACACGATGTTATTTGCAATCAAATATCAGCGAGGAGAATAAGATGGCTATCGGTAGTTACGCTAGGCGTAGGATTGCTTCGCAGCAAGACCCTAATATCATTTTTGATGTCAAACCAATTCTCAAGTCTATGAATCAGCTTGAACCTGGTTTCAAGAATCGCATGATAAAAGACATGAAGGTCATTACTAAGCCTGCTGTCACTGAAATCAAAAGTGTTGTCCCTAAAACCTCGCCTTTATCTGGTATGAGCAATAGTCGTGTGCCTCGTTATGACGGTGGCATGAATAGCACTGATGGGCGTTTGAACTGGGAGGCAGGTGTTTGGAAGGGTAAGCGTATCGCTCCCGATAATGTTATTCCTCGTTTTAGTGCTAGCCGATCACTTAGAACTAATGTGACTTCACTGTTTGCTATTTGGTTGCGTTCACCAGGCCCCGCTATGTTGTCAACTGCCGGTAGGGGTTCAGGTATAAGTCGTTCACCTAGAACTAGAGAATATCCGTATAAGGGTGGTATGCGTAGGCATCGCAATAATGGTCAAGGTCAAGTTTTGATTCGTAGAGTTCGTGAACTAGGTTTATACAACTTTTTTTATAAGGCTGGAGATAAGCGCAGGAGCGATATGGAGCGAGAAGTAAGATTAGTTTGGGATAAATATACAACTGATTTCAACAAGAAATGGGGCTAAATGTCCGCGATTCTAAAGATACTATCTAAGTTTGATGACTCTGGTATAAAAAAAGCTAAGTCTAGTTTTGGTGGGTTAAAGACAGCTTTGGGGGCTGTTGGTATTGGTTTTGGTTTGAAGGCTATTACTGATGGTTTGATGGATGCGGCTAAAGCTGCCTCTGCGGATCAAAAGAGTATTCAGTTGTTGAATAATCAGTTGAGGCGTAACGCTAATGCGACTGAAGCGCAGGTCAAAGCTAACGATAAGTTTATTGACGGTTTAGCAATTCAAACAGGAATTGTTGATGATGAGTTGCGCCCTGCTATGGGTCAACTTGTTCGTGCTACTGGTGATGTGTCTAAGGCGCAAAAACTTTTAGGTTTGGCGTTGGATGCTAGCGCAGCAACAGGTAGGCCACTGAACACTGTCACTAGGGCTTTATCTAACGCGTTTGTAGGTAATAGAACACAGTTGACACGCTTGTTCCCTGCGTTGAAAGAGTCTAAGGATTTGTTTGGTGATTTGGAGAAGCAGGTTGGTGGCACTGCTGAAGCGCAAGCCTCACCGTTTGGGAAGCTGAATAATGCTTTGGAAACTTTGCAGGAAAAACTTGGTTCTATCATTTTGCCTTATGTGGAACAGTTTGTTACAGAGTTTATTAAGCCTGGTGGTGTTGGTGATCAAATAGGTAAGTTCCTTGATGATGTGTCTAACCCTAATACTGAGGTTGGTAAAACTTTTGTGCAAGTAAAAGAGGCTATTGCTGGTGCTGTTGGTGCGGTGCGCGAGTTTTTTGCGTTCTTTGGTGATGGTGATGCGGTCAAGGGTTTCGGGAATGTTGCTAAAAGTTTGATTACTATGCTTCCTGCTTTGCTTGCGCTCAAAGGAATTATGGTGCTTGCCGGTGCGGGTAAGAGTATCGCTAACTTGGCTAAGGCTATTGGTTTGATGACTGGTGCTAAGGCTGCTGGTGATGGTGGGGTTATTGCTGGTGGTAAGGCAGGTGTTGGTCGTTTGGCGTTAGCTGGTGTTGCTAGCGTTGCTATTACTAGCCAGATGGCTACTTTGGCGGCAACTAACATGGCTCAAGGCACTATTGATGCTGGTTTGAAGGCTAAGGGTTTGACAGCTAATTTGGCTACTGGCAGTTTTAGTGGTGGGCAAGCGATGGTTATTCCTTATCAGGCTGGCACTAAGGATTTGCGTGAAGCGTTGTTTGGTATCAAGCGTAGCCCGCAGGTTGTTGTGAATGTGCAGAGTGCTGATCCTAAAGCGGTTGTTGATGCGGTGTCTAAGTATGTGAAACAGAATGGGGCTGTTCCTGGTGCTTGGTCGTTATCTGGTAGGCCTTAGTTATGGCGTTGCCTACTTATACTGTTGAACTTAGTTTCGGTTCTAGCGGTTATGTTGATGTTACTCAGTATGTTCAAAACATTAGTTTTAGTCGCGGTATCTCTAGGGTTTTAGAGGACTATTCGGCAGGTTCACTGTCTATAACTTTTGTAAATAATAGTCGTATCTTTGACCCGCTGAACACTAGCTCCCCGCTTTACTATACGACTGGTGGTTATACGATTGTGCAACCTGGTGGCAGGGTTCGTGTGAAGGCGAATACGATTACTAGGTTTATTGGGTTTATTCAGGATTGGCAGTTCAGTTACGATAACTCTGGTTTTGATGGTAAGGCTACTTTGTTGGCGTTGGATGAGATGTATCGTGTGTCTAACGCGGTGTTTACTGGTGGGCAGGCTTGGCGTGTAGAGGCTACCAGTGACCGTATGAAAACTGTTTTTCAATACAACGATTTTGGTGCTGCTGAGTATGCTGGTGTGCAGTCGGGGCAAACGATGCTTGGTTATGATGATTGGGTTGCTGGCGATAGTGTGCTTGCTTATCTGCAACAGGTAGCTAGAAGTGAACCAGGCGATTTTTACAGTAACGCATCAGCGGTGATGGTGTTTAAGGATCGTAGTTTCACTGACTACACTTGGGCGAATAGTTTGAGATACAATTTTGCTGCTTATCCGGCTACCGCAACAAATAACACTAGAGTCGCTGATGGGACAGGTTTAGGGCATTACATTTGGGGTATTGGTGCTGCTACTACTGCGGTTGCTTCTAGGTTTGGTGGCACTGTTTATCGTGGAGCTACGGTGAATGCTCCTGACCCTGCTGATCAGGCTGTCGTGTTTGAATACAAGAATTTTAATAATGACCGTTATAACGCTGAAACTAGCATGGTGTTTAGTGCTTATCTGCGTGGGGCAGTGAACCCTTATGAAGCGTTTTTTGCTTTCCTAGACACTAACGGAAATGTTATGGATACAGGGTTTGCGACTGTCACTTCGCCTGCTTCTACTGCGTGGGTGCGTGTAGGTGGAACATTATCTAGTCCTAGTGGCACTGTTGGGGGTGTGCAGTTTTCGGTTAGCGTTTATGGTGGCACTACTACGGTTTTGTATGGTGAGGCGTTTCAAGTTGAACCTGGAACTGCGTGGATAGATTATTTTGATGGCGGGTATGACGAATACACTGATACCGCGACAACTAGATACAGGAACGCTTGGGCTGGGACTGCTTATGCTAGCCAGTCAGGGTTGTTGACTTCTACTGCTTCTACTGTTACTGCTGCGCCTGTCTATACTTTTGCGGATGCTAACAGTCAGGGAACTGCTTACGGTAATGGCACTGGTATTCCGTTTATGGAGTTGCAGGTCGCTTATGGTAGCGAGAATTTGTATAACAAGGTTCAGGTTATTGGGGTGAACGCTAGTGCGACTGCTATTGACACGACAGGTAAATCTCGTTATGGGTTGAAAGTTTATAGTCAAACAGATAATTTGACTACTTCACTATCTAGGCCTAGTGAGATTGCTTCTAGCCTGTTAGCTGAGTTTAGGTTGCCTGAGTATCGGGCGGAACAGATTACAGTCAAGGTTGATAGTTTGTCTAGCGCAGATCAAGACAGAGTTCTAGGTGTTGAATTGCGTGATGTTGTGAGAGTGTGTTTTCAACCTTCTGCTACCGGCAGTGTTGTTGATAAGTTTTATCAAGTTTTAGGTATCAACGCGAATGTTGATGTTGAGCGTGATGAGATTGTATTCACTTTGGGTTCGCTAGATAATTTGCCGATACGCTTGAACTCTACTGTTTTGGGTGTTTTAGACACTGATACTTTAGGCTGATAAACTTGAGTTTTAGGAGTAGATAATGGCTGGATATAAGATTTGGAACATCGGTGATGTTCTTACTGCCGCTGATTTGAACAGCAGTTTTAGTGACTTACCGTTAAGGCATTCTGCTATCACTGCTACTTATACTGGTGGGGCTATCGGGATAAATACTTCTACTACGGTTGCTATCGCGTTTCCTGTTTCGCGTTTCACGCAAGCACCTATTGTTGCTTTGTCGTGTAATGATCAGTATTTGACTGCCTATGTTTCAGCGGTAACTTCTGGAACGGTTACGGTAGGGCTACGCAATAATGGTAATGCTTCAAGTGCGGGGACTGTTGTGATTTATGGTTTGGCAACTCAAATGACTAGCGGAACAGCTGCGGGGTAAAACATGTTGAAATGTGCGACAACAAGTTGTAGTGAAAAAGACACTGAACACACTGAACATCCTGAAGGGATACCAGTGTTTTGTGGTGTTTGCGGTGTTGAATTGAAGGTGATTGACGGTGAGTGAACCAAACCCGAAACCTACTAATCAGGCTTTACTGTTGCAGATTGTCCGCGACATAGAGATACTAAAAGCAAATAGCATACAGATTTTGCGTTCTAGTCAAGATCATGAAACTAGGATTAGGGATTTAGAAAGACAAGCTAACAGGAACGCTTGGATTCCACCGTTGATTACTGCTGTTGTTACTTCTATCGCAGTTTTTTTGATTAGTAAAGGGTTAGGGTAATGATAAATCCAGGCACATACAACATTACGGTTTGGCAGGGCGCAGACTACGATAAGACTTTCACTGTTACTCAAGGTGGGACTGCGTTGAATTGGAGTGGCTATACTGCGAGGATGCAGGTTCGTAACTCTAGCGATGCGACAGCAACATTATTGAGTTTGACTAATGGTTCGGGTATTACTTTGGGTGGCACTGCCGGCACTGTTGCTTTAGCGATTACTGCTGCACAGTCAACCGCTATCCCTGCAGGTTCTTACGCTTATGATTTGGAGCTTGTTTCCTCTGGGTTGCAGGTTACTAGGTTGTTGCAGGGTTCGTTTACTGTTAGCGGGAATGTGACTAGATGAGTGATGTTATTGTTACGACAACTAATTCGGTTACGGATGTTACAACAACTGACGATGTAACAAACATAAACATTACTGAAACCGTTGTTGAGGTTAATGCTTCTACTGCTGGTGTTCAGGGTGTGCCTGGTGTAAATAGTGATCCTATTTATGTGATTGTCACAAACAAAACAGGAGTTACGCTAAGCAAAGGTTCTATTGTTTATACTTCTGGGGCTAATGGAACACATACGCAGGTTAGTTTGGCTAATGCTTCTAGTGATGCTACTTCTGCGAGAACGCTTGGTTGGGTTGTTAGCGACATTCTCAATAATGCTGATGGTTTGGTTTGTGTTGAAGGCTACATTGACGGTATAGATACGCAGGGTATTACTGAAGGTGCGCAACTCTATTTATCTGGAACTGTTTCGGGTGGGTTTACTGCAACTAAACCGCAAGCACCTACACACCTAGTTTATGTCGGTGTATGTAGCAAGGCTTCTGCCGGTAATGGTCGTGTTCTGGTCAAGGTGCAGAACGGTTATGAACTTGATGAGCTGCACAATGTCAAAATTGTTTCCCCGCAAAATAATGATTTGTTGCACTATGTTTCAGGCACAGCGTTATGGGAAAATGTTGCGGCTACTGCAGTAAGCGTTGGATCAGCAACTAATGCAGGAACTTCTGTTTATGCTCAAACTTCAGGCACTTCAGTTTATGCAACTAACTCAGGGACAGCTACCTATGCTACGACTTCGGGAACTGCTGTATCTATCTCAGGCTCAATAACACGCTCACAAGTCAGCGACTTTACTTCAGGAACAGTTGCTAGTGCTTCTACCGCACAGCAAGCAGGAACAGCAGTTTATGCAACTAACGCAGGCACTAGCGTTTATGCTGAAACTTCAGGCACTAGCGTTTATTCGACTAATGCAGGCACTAGCGTTTATGCAGACACTTCAGGAACAGCAACCTATGCGACAACATCAGGCACAGCAGTATCTATTTCAGGCACGATTACTAGAAGTCAAGTCAGCGATTATGCTTCTGGGACTGTCGCAAACATTTCAGGGACAGTAACTCAAAGTCAGGTTTCAAACCTTACTACGGATTTGGCTGGTAAAGCAGGTTTAGCAGATAACAACACTTTTAGCGGTCTAAATACTTTTAGTAATTTCACTACTTTTCAAGCTGCGGCTGATGCTATCCCTATTCGTGTTTTTGGTGCTAACGGGCAAAGCGCAGATCTGTTTAGTGTTAATGATTATTTGACTAATACTCAGTTTGAGATTTTGAGTGATGGTAGGGCGCAAAGCCTAAAGGGTATTATTGCTACTGTTTCAAGCACCGCCTCAACACCTTTAGTTGTTAGGGGAACAGCAGGACAATCAGCGAACCTAATGCAAGTTGAAACAAGCTCTGCTACCGCGATTTCTGTTACTTCAGCAGGTAACTTGAATGTTGTTGGGCAGGCTAGAGTTGGGACAACTTCAGGTTTAGGACAATTATCAGTTGTTTCAACAGGAACAGCAACAATAGCAGCAGTTATTCGGGGTGCTTCAGGGCAATCAACAGATTATTTTTCAATACAAAATAGCGGTGGAACTGCCTTAGCAAGAATGAACCTAAATGGATCATTCTTTTTTGGAACAACAACAGCAAACTATCCCACATTTTTTGGTTCATCAGGTTCTTTAGCTGGAATGATAAATGTTGTGCCAGCATCAACAGCAGTAATCCCAATTATTGTTCGTGGTGCGGCAAGTCAAAGCGCAGATTTGTTGCAGATACAAAATAGCTCTGGTGGAACAGTTACGAGAGTGGATAGTAATGGTGCTATTGCTTCAGGTAATACAATACTTGGTCAAATAACTAGCATTCCTGCTTCTACTGCTACTAAAGGTTTGGTTATTCGGGGTGCTTCAGGACAAAGCGCAAATCTGTTTGAAATACAAAACTCAACTCCTACAACATTGGTTTCTGTTGGTAATGATGGCGCAATTACCCATAATGCTTTTTATCAAAATTTTAACAATATGTTAACTTCTGGTCGCATGGCTATTGGCACAAGTTCGCTCCCTTCAGGTGTTCAATTAGGCGTTTATTCTGGTGGGACAGCGAATAAAGGTTTAGTTGTTCAAGGCATAGCATCACAAAGCGCAGATTTACAGCAATGGCAGAACAGCAGCGGTGGAACTGTTGCGAGAGTGCTTGCGGATG